AAAAGAAATACTTTAAATGAATTTAAAATATTGTTATTGGAGATGGGAAGGTGCTTTATCTTCACAAACGTGTGATAAAATAATTGATGCAGGGTTATCAAAAAGATCTGAAACTGCTCAAACATCTTTAGATGGCAGTAAAAAAGTTTTAGCTACAAACGATGTTAAAAAACTTTTAAAAATTAGAAATTCCAATGTAGTTTTTTTAAATAATCAATGGATTTTTGATATTATACATTCTTATTTACATCAAGCTAATAAAAATGCAGAATGGAATTTTCAACATGATTTTACAGAAAGCATGCAGTTTACCATTTATGGCAAGAAACAACACTACACTTGGCATAATGATTGTTTTCCTGAACCTTATTCTTTAGATCATCCTTTTAAAACTTATAGAGGTAAGATAAGAAAAATATCTTGTGTGGTCCAATTAAGTGATCCAAAAAAATTTAAAGGAGGAGAATTAGAATTAGATTTTGGAAGGAAAGGCAACAAAAATACTTCATCAATAAAAGTAGACAAACCATTTAATACAAAAAGAGGATCTATTATTTTTTTTCCTTCTTTTGTTTGGCACAGAGTTAAGCCAGTGACAAAAGGAACTAGGTATTCTTTAGTATGTTGGACAATAGGTAATCCATTTGTCTAGTTTTTTTAAAAAAAATAAATATTGCATTATAGAAAAAGCAATTTCATTAGAAATGGCAAATTTTATTCATGACTATATATGTTTAAAAAAGAAAGTAGCAAAAAAACTTTTTGAATACAATTATATTAGTTTAAACGAAACAACTTGGGGAACTTGGTTAGATGCTCAAGTTCCAAACACATATTCTCATTATTCAGATTTAGTTATGGAAACTTTGTTAGAAAAAGTTTTACCTCAAATGCAAAAACATACAGGATTAAAATTAGTTTCAACTTATTCTTACACTAGGGTATATAAAAAAGGAGATGTTTTAAAAAGACACAAAGACAGACCATCGTGTGAGATATCAACTACTATGAATTTAGGTGGAGATAAATGGCCTATTTATTTAAGTCCTAATGAAAATGTGGGTTTTCCAAATGAACAAAAAGGCATCACTACTGAAAGCAAAGCTAAAGGGATTAAGGTAGATTTAAGACCTGGTGATATGCTAGTTTATTCTGGATGTGAATTAGAACACTGGAGAAAAAAATTTACAGGTAACTATTGCGCACAAGTTTTTTTGCATTATAATAGAAAACAATCAAAAAATAAAAATGAATTTGATGGAAGACCTTTTTTAGGTTTACCATCAGTTTTTAAAAGGAGAAAGTGATGGATGAAATAAAAATATTAAAAGAAGAAATACATAGATTAAAAGAACTAGTTGAGATGGAACGTAAGGTAAAAGAATGTGAGGTCCTTTTAAACAAAGAGTTTAGACTTAATGTTAATAGGTTACAGACCGAAAAAAATACTTTATTAAAAAACAATAAAGAATATTTAGATCGAATTAGTCAACTAGAACTTTTATTAGAAGAGGTTAGGTTGAAATGATTACAGATATTTTTAAAACTTCTTTATACAATGTGCAAATAAAAAAAGAAAAATATGTAAAATATTTTTTAAACATTTTAAAAAAAGAAAAGAAAACAAATAAAAAAGGTGTTTCAATAAGCAATAAGGGAGGGTACCAAACATTTAATTTTCGTGGTATGAACAATAAGGAAGTTAATAGAGAGGTTTTTTTAAAACCTGCCCATGCTTTTTGTAGTAAATTAAACCCAAGAGAAAATACATCTTTTAAAATATATACTCACTCTTGGTGGATAAACGAAAACAATTTTGGTGACTATAATGAATTACATAATCATTATATTAATGAAGACCATTTAGTTTTAACCGGTATATATTATTTAGAAACTCCAAAAGAAAGTGGTGATTTAATTTTTCAAAACCAAGATTTTAATAAATTTAATGACAGTAATTTTAAATTATTTAAGGATGCAAACTTTCACGCTAGATATGTTTGGAAACCAAAAAAATATGATTTACTTTTATTTAGTCCTAGTCAATTTCATATGGTAGAACCCAATAGATCAAAAAAATCAAGAATTAGTGTTGCATTTAATATTGGTCTTTTAAATGTCTAGATTGCCCATATTTGTACTAAATAATTTTTACAGACCAACAAAAAAAGAAAAGGAAAGTTTAATTAAACAAATAGAGAAACCAAAAAATAAATTTAATGATAATGATTTTGGTGCTCACAATGTTGAATTTAAAAATAATAAATTTAATAAAAAAATGTATTTAAAATTTTTAAAAGTTTGTAAACAAATATTACAACCTTTTACTTTGCATAAAAACAATAATACAAAGTCTTTTGTGTATTGTATAAATAAATTTGATCATAATCACGTTTGGCACAACCACAGTAAAACATGCACAATTAATTCTGTCTATTATTTAAAGGTTCCTAAAACAAAAGGCAACCAATTAGAAATGGAATGCAACGGCAACCGCTTTGATTTTTTTCCTAAAGAAAATGATTTTATAATATTTCCTAGTTATATTAATCATGCTCCTAAAAAACCCGAAAGTGATGAGTACAGGATCTCAATAAATTTTGAACTTTTGTGTAATGAACCAGCAGAAAAAATTTTTATATGAACATGTTTGAGGACAGTAAATTTTTAACAGAAGATGTTTTAACACATAAGCTACCAAGAGAGTTGTTCAAAGAACTAACAGTTTTTTTAAAATCAGCTAACAAAAAAAGAAAATCAAAATATGGTTTTTTAGTGTCTCATGATAATCACGGTAAAAATTCTTATCAAATTAGTGTAGATTCTTATTTATTTGAAAAGTCATTAATGTTTGGGTACTTAATAAAATTAGGTGAATATTATTACAATAATAAATCATCAGAAAAAATTACAACTAAACATAGAAAGATAAGACTTAGAAGAAATGTTGATCATTATGATCACTATGATTTTTGGATTAATTTTTCTAAAAAAAATTCTTATAACGAAACACACACTCACGCTGGTATTTTATCTGGAGTTATATATTATACTGATTGTTTTAATTGCCCTACCGAATTTCATGATTTAAATTTTTATGGTAAATCAAAAGATGTTTTAATATTTCCATCAGATACAAAACATGGGGTAAAAAAACAAAATACAAATAAAACAAGAATTACATTTGCTTTTAACTTATATGCAGTCTGAAATAGATAACAAACAATTAAAAAATATTTTACAAGCTTTAGAGGATGTAAAAGTTGTTCTTACAGAACAAGAGCTTTTAAATTTATTAAAAATAAGAAAAAGATGGCCAAAATTTTATCCTGTTTCTAATACCCCTTCAATTGAAGTTATAAACATTACAGGACTAAAATCTTCAGCTTTTTTTTCAGAGGATGGGTATTTAGATTATAATAAATGGTTTGAGTATTACCAATTAGGGTACACCACAATAATATCAAACGTTTTAGATTTAACGGAAGATTTAAGAAATTTTTCAAAAGTATTAATGAAAGAAATAGGTTTTATTCCTCACTCTAATTTTTATTTTAGCAGACCTGGTAAAAGAGCGAGTTTTCCTTCTCACAGTCATCCGTACGATGTTTTTGTAAAACAAATTTATGGAACCTCGGATTGGATTATTAATGGTGAAAAAATAAGACTTTTTTCTCAAAAAACTCTTGTTTCTCCAAAAAACATGTTACATGAAGTGGTAACTAAGAAAAACAAGAAACTATCATTGACCATGAACATAGACAGTTTTGGTCAATACTGATAGAATAAATGCACTACAAAAATGTAAAAAATCTTATATAGTGGTAAATTATGCTACAAAAAATAGGTTTTCAGCCAGGTATCAACAAACAGGTATCACAAACTACAGCAGAGGGACAGTGGGTAGATTGTGATAATGTTAGATTTAGATATGGATCACCAGAAAAAATAGGTGGTTGGAATCAATTAGGCAATGTTAATGAAAACGAATTAACTGGTGCAGGCCGTGGACTTCATCACTATGTTAATAGTCTAGGTAGAAGGTACGCAATCATAGGAACAAACAGAATTTTATACGCATATTCAGGTGGTGTGTTTTATGACATACATCCTATTAAATCTACAACAACGCTTACGAGTGCATTTACCACGACTAACGGATCACCGACCGTTACAATAACTTTCTCATCTGGTCATGGTATCAACCCTCAAGATATAATTTTATTAGATAATTTTACTACAATCACAGGATCTAACTTTGGAGCTAGTGATTTTGATAATAAAAAATTTATGGTGACATCTGTCCCAACGACTACAACTATTACAATCACTATGCCATCAAACGAAACTGGATCTGGCGCAACTACATCTGGTGGTATTAGAGTTCAACACTACTATACTGTGGGTTCAGCCGTACAAGAAAAAGGTTTTGGTTGGGGACTAGGGTCTTGGGGTGGAGAGGCATCATCTGCTGTAACCACAACTTTGAATGGTGCTTTAGGTGATAATGCATTTGGAACAGGTGGTTCTGGGACATCTATTGTTTTAGCAGACGCTACACAATTTCCTAGCACAGGCACAAACTTTATAAAAGTAGGAACAGAAGAAATATCTTATACAGGAATTACAAGTGGAACTACATTAACAGGTATCACAAGAGCGGTTAGAGGAACAACAAGAGCTGCACATAGTGATGGTGCAACTGTAACTAATACAACAGACTTTGTTGCGTGGGGTGAAGCAGCATCAGGTGACTTAGTATTAGAACCTGGTATGTGGTCACTAGATAATTTTGGTGACAAAGCTATTTGTTTAATTCATGATGGTGCAGTATTTGAATGGGACTCTGGTTTATCAAATGCAACAGAAACAAGAGCAACAATTATATCTGGTGCACCAACTGCATCAAGACACATGGTTGTATCAACACCTGATCGTCACTTAGTATTTTATGGGACAGAGACAACTATAGGAAATGCAGCGACACAAGACGATATGTTTATTAGATTCTCAGACCAAGAAGATATAAATACATACACACCTACAGCAACTAACACAGCTGGCACACAAAGACTTGCTGATGGATCACAGATTAGAGGAGCTATCAGAGGTAGAGATGCAATCTATGTTTGGACAGATACAGCTCTATTTACACAACGTTTTGTTGGTCAACCATTTACGTTTGCATTTTCACAAGTTGGAACTAACTGTGGACTTGCAGGACAGAACGCATGCGTGGAAGTTGACGGTGCTGCATATTGGATGTCAGAGAATGGTTTCTTTAGATATGCTGGTAAACTAGAATCACTACCATGTTTAGTAGAAGATTTTGTTTATGATAACATAAACATGGAGTCTGGTAACCAAATGATATCTGCTGGATTAAATAATTTGTTTGGTGAGGTTATGTGGTTTTATCCAGAGTCTACGTCTTCAGTAGTAAATAGAATGGTGGCGTACAATTATTTTGATTCATCACCCCAAAGACCAGTATGGACTGTGGGTAGTTTGTCTAGAACTATGTGGCAAGATTCTGCGGTATTTACTAAACCGCATGCATTAGAGTATGATGCATCAACAGATACATCTTTTGACGTTGTTGGAAATACTGAAGGTAGAACATCATACTATGAACATGAAACAGGGACTGATCAAAATAGAAATGGTACAATCACAGCCATAACGTCAAACATATCATCAGGAGATTTTGATATTACACAAGCAAGGTCAGCCCAAGGACAACAAACAGGTGTTGCAACATTTAGAGGTGATGGAGAATTTTTAATGAAGATAAGAAGATTTATACCAGATTTTATATCTCAAACTGGTGACACACAAATTACATTAGAAACAAGAAATTTTCCAAATGATGCAAAAGCTAGTTCATCTCTTGGACCTTTTACAGTTACGTCCTCTACTCAAAAGGTAGATACACGTGCAAGAGCCAGAGCTATATCTTTAAAAGTAGCAAACACAGGTGCTTCTCAAAGTTGGAAGCTAGGAACTTTTAGATTAGACACACAACCAGATGGACGTAGATAATGGCTAAGATAGTACAAGTATTAACAAGACCATCACAGCAATATGACTATACTGTTGCTGAAGCACAAACAAGAGATATAGATGGTATCATAGTAAAATTAAATACTACATATCAACAAGAACTTAAGGATGAGGTAGAAGCTCAAAACTTCTTTTTAAATTAATGGCTAATAGTTTTATAAATAAAAAAGCAGATTTAACGACTACAGATTTAACAACACTGTATACAGTGCCAAGTGCTAAAACAGCTGTTGTAAAATCTATATTAGTTTCTAATGATGCAGGATCTGGTTGCAATATAGATGTTACTTTAGTAGATGCT